CCATTGTCTGTGCTTAACTTAATGGCACTAATATCATCACACGTAAGCATTGCATCGGTGCTCTCCGTTGCATTAATACCCGTTCCCTTATAATCAGTAGCGGAAGGAGCAACAGCATCAGCAGCAGTAAACTTAGCAGAACACTTCAGCACATCATCTTCGGGAATGGTGAGCGTAAACTCATCTACGACACATCCCTCGTAGAGAAGATACTTATTCGTCCCACCTGTGATAATTGCACCAATCGTAACGGAATTAATACCATCTACAAGTCCTGTGCATGTAGTAGCATCACCACCAAGCGCAAACCCAATGAAACCACTCATAATGTCCTGTGGCACATACTCAATCTCAATGCCCGCTTCCATTACAGTCTTAATGTGCTTGTAAGCAGCAGACTTCGGATTAGCGTAAGCAGCATCCGTGAAATACCGCGTGGAAAATGACTTTGGTTTATCCGTAAACTTAGCATCAGTAACAATACCAATCCATTTCATTTGAGGATTCGTAGGTAACGTACCAAATGTGGTTTCTTTTACATATTCAACAGTTGTAGTATAACCTGCGTTCTGTCCCATAATTTTCACCTTCTCTTTCTAAATTCAATTACAACAATGTCTAATTCACGTTTCAATGCACTATTCTTTTCAACAAATGCAGGAGCAACGGGAGAAATATAACTTACACCACCATAAGCGCATAATGTAAGTTCCCGTCCATAATCCAGGAAAGCATCTGTAATCAATTTGAAAATGCGATTGATCTCACTCTTCTTATCAGAAATAATTGCAATGCGCACTAATTCATGAGTCTTTGTTCCATCAACGATGAGGGTTTCTCTCCCCGCTACAATGTCTATTACAACGGTAGGAGGAGCGAATCTTTCCGATTCGGGATAAATGGTAGTAACCTTAGAATCAAGTTCAGGAATCTTCTCTTCGATGAACTCAGCAATCTCTTTTAAAACACCATCTATATCCATTATAACCCCGCTAATGATATATTTGCATTAAGTAAGTTCACACGCTTAATTAACTGACCAAGTTTAATACTATAGATAAACTTAATCTGTCTTACATCATGGATAATACCACGTTCAGAATCAGGATACTTGTAGCGTGGTTCATTTGCAATTGGTTTGAATTTCTCAGTGCCGAAAACGAGATATATATTGTAAGGCACGTAAGAATTTTGACTTATAATTGCATATTTTAATTCTGCCTGACGTTCATAGAACCAAGAACTCATGTAGCGCCCTGTATCATACGGGGCAGAGTCCTTGATCTCCTTTGTCATATCACTACTAAACAAATCAAGCGTATTATCAACATTCTCCTGCACAGCAGCAAGAATCTGACTTAACTTAAGATTGGTTTCCTCTACACCTTGCACTACTATTTTCATAATGCAGTCTCCAGGTGTGCCTCAAGCAGATAGTAAGAGGTTCCATATATTTCCTTACCGACAATCTGGTAACGTCCTATAGAATCAGAGTAATAATCCCGATTGATTACGAGATTATCACCATCTGTAACACTAATAAAAATATTGATAATACCAAACAGTTCTGTGCCGGTTCGATCTTGGCGAGCAAAGACATTAGAATGTAAATCATATGCACGGGCAGGGAGAACAACAGCCCAATATTTTACTTCTTTATATGTGGTGGTTGATTCTTGATAAAAAGTGTCAGAGGGGGTTGTAGAATCCTGAATAAGAAAGGTGCAATAAGCGCCTAATTTCTTTAATATATTATTCATTTTAAACCCACTCTGTTGCATAAAACCACCTTAAAAAAATCCATTAACATTTAACAAGAGGTAAGAAACATAAACACCAATAACAGCAACAATCAACGCTATAAAACCCTGTATTATCGTATCTTTAATTGATATTACTTCTTTCTTTGTCTCCTTCCAATCCAATCTCAATTCATCAATAAGGGCGTAGAATCGTTCATCCTGCTTCTCTTCCCTACGCTGAACTTCACATAAAATATCAGTCCGTAAACGACAATGCTGTAACTCGCATGATTCTATGCTATCCATTTTCTTCATCCTCAACGTATTTACATCTTGAACGGACATATAGTAATCCAGTTGAGGCTTTCTGAACACTGAATATTGATTTGCGAATTAATGCTGACGTTTCTGCTTCATACATTTTGATTATATCGTCAATCTCATTATACTGTTGGGCTGACCCCAACTTTGACATATACGGCAATTCGCCGTTTGTTTTCATTCGCTTTAAGGTTAGTGCGGCTGATTTAAAGAGATGAGCCGATTGGATTTCATATGAAGGGTTTGATTGAACGCCAATGCGTGATTCAATGTATCTCTGTGCAATATCAAGAATGTCTTGAAGAGTGGAATCTGAAATCTCAGTCTCCACTAATCCACGCAGTTCTGCAATATTACTCCAAGACATTGTAAATCACCAACCTCAAATAGTGGTTAATTTACAAATCGCATTTGCATCATAGACAACAGGAATCACACACTCGTAAACTCTACCCCAAAGATCCTTAGACTTCTGGAGCACTTCAGTTTCAGTGGTCATATCCTGTGCAACAATCATTTCAAAGAAACCGGCAGAAGCATCAGCAAGAAGCATACCCGTTCCAGCAGTCTGGAAGGACGTAGAGAAAATACTTCCACCCTCAAGA